AGCCCGCGCAGATCATCGTAAACCCGACCGGGTAGGCTAGTGCTTGCACTAACTCGATGAGTGGATCGAATGCGTGAACAATCTTTTCTTGGATGCTTGCCGCGCTCGCCGTCGAGGCGTACGCGGATAGGGCGGCGGTCGATAACATCACCGGTAAGAACTTGCTTTCCCCACTCACCTCCTTTTTGTAACTCTCGGCTAAAAAATCTCGAACGCTCCCAACTGTTTCGATACGCGGTGTAAAAAACATGATGTATAACCCCTTTCGTTTTTGGTTATGCTACTCACAAAAGCGAGGTGATGACGATGCACATTGTCATTGGTGGTTTATTAATACTTGGCGGTACGGCGTTAGTGATTGCTAAAGCGACAGGATTGCTTTGACGTAGTCAAAGCTGGTATACTACTCTTGTAGAGAAGAAAAATCCAGCGTCTTGAACCGGGCGTACAGGGCGATAAGCACCAGTAAGGTGTTTGCCCATGAAAGTCTTGTGGAACAAGGGTGAGTTCTACACATAGGTGTACGAGAAACCCTTTTGTACACAAGAACCCCGTTGCTTTAGCCATCGGGAGGTTCAGTTGGATGAGAACAATTTCGGCATGGACGTAGACGGTTTGGATATAGATTTCTTTTCTTGGACAGGAGCGGTGTTGGACTGCTCTTTTTTTTCTGCTGTTTTCCGCTTCATATCTTCAATGATGAGTTTTTTCACATACCCGCTAAAATTTTTCTTGGACACGTACTTCCATAGTTGCTGTTCCACTTCATCTTTCAAGTTGAACGATACAGATTTGACATGCTTTTTAGTCATACCGACACCTCCGTTTTCGGTATTACTCTGCCTAAATTTTTTGTCGTATGAAATGCACGGATAGACACGCATATTTTCACGTCTGCGCGCATACGCTATTACCGCAAGCGATGCTCGTGAGCGAGCGCGGTACTAGCGTGGCTCCACTCTTTCAGCGGTGGAGCCTTTTGTTTTGGTCATAGCGGTATTACTGATTTTAAAAAGATGGTACTACCGAGTTACTGTCTTGAAGATAATTCTTCTTTTATATCTGCAATCAACTGTGCTTGCTTCACAACATACGCTGTGTTGCCTGCTGCATGATAAATTCGCATAACGGTATCCATTAACAACAATTCCAACACATCTGTCGATAATGCTTTTAAGTTCCGCATTCTTATCACCCTTTCAAATAAAGTCATTAAAATATTCTGTTTGCGTTTCTTGCATCACAATCGGACGCTTAACACTCACACCTTCCATATCACGCTGTATCAACCGCTTAATGTACGCGGAAAAATTCGTTCTTTTCATCGCATGTTCATACAACGCAAGCTGGTCGGGGTCTTCAATGTTAAAAGCAACAGGTTTTCTAACAATGTGCATATATCCCCCTCCCGATCGTATAAAATCCAACGGCATTCGCAAAAATTGGATCTTCATATCCATCATGCAATACAGGCCACATGATTTCTACGTTTGGAAAATACAGCGTCATCGGTTCAAATAGTAGCTCCGCGATACCGCCAACGAGATACACCTTATCTTCACGCTTCCACCGCTTAGAAACGTGCGAAAACACACCGCGAGATAGTTCGTGTAAATCCTTATTTCGTACGCTGTTATATCCGAAAGGGAGTGTTTCGGAATCGCGGTTGACGTATCTTCTGTTGAGTAGCGTCGCGCAATTGACTGTTGCACTCCCGACGTCGATGATGCGGACTAATCCGTTTGTCGGTGCGCTCCAAAACGCCGATGCCCCTTCTGCTGCAACTTCACATTTAGCGATTGTAAATGTCTTTTTCTCACCATTCACCGTCAATGTATGTCGTCCGACAAGCATCTCTTTGATTTGCTTCTTTTCTTGTGGTGTGTGTTTACTGATCGGTTGGCCAACAACAATCTCGTAGTAGTCAGAGTCGCTATAACGGTGTAAAGCTAGTAATACACGCATTTTCGCGTCTTCATGCGCCTTGGTATCCCCCATCACCATTCCGCCATAATCAGACTCGATAAGTGCGAGCGTTCCTGCGAACCCTCGTTTCCCTTCGTACTCCCACACCATACCATCGCCATGGTTGTTTTCCAAGTTACGTTCTTGATACTCGCCAATCGCTGCACAAAACTTCATCGTTCCGTTGATACCAGCAACTTTCACTTCGCTGTTTCCAGCGTCAACACCAACAATCATATGCTCACCTCCATGTTGTGCAGTGGTGAATCACTAGGCAATCTATATTGGTAGGAGTTGTGCACTAGTGATTCAGTTGTTAGAGCATATGAGTGGATGCTCGTACGCTAGAATTTGTCCTCCAAAAATATTTTGATTTTTTTCACATCATATTTGGAAAGGAATAAAAAGAAAGGTGGAGAAGATATAAGATGGTGATGAACATGCGAAGTAAAATCGGTGAGATTATTGAAAAGAAGGGATATAGGAAAAAATATGTAGCGGAACAGATTGGCGTATCAGCGAATCAATTATCGAATTGGATAACAGGGAAAAATTATCCGACGGTGGATAAAGCGTTTAGGTTAGCAGAAGTGTTAGGGGTGAGTGTGGAAGACTTGTATGAGAAAGGGCAGTCATGACGCTGCCCTTCTTATTGATAATTTTCTTTTGTGAACATCATTTTCCTGTCTTTGTCTAATACAACGACTTTCTTTACAGAATAAAAACAGGATTTTTAACCCAACAATGCAGAAAGTTGGCGATACAGTTTTTCGTCGCACTTGATATGAAGCGTATGTTCCATACCTTCTATGTCACGTAAACGCAAGTATGCTTTTGATGTGTCAATCTGCTTTCCACCCATAGCCGCTCCTACAATTGCTCCTGTTGTTCCAGCAACCATTTTTCCGACAACCGCACCCGCTGCCGCTTTCCCTGCGCTACGTGTATGCGATTCCTCCCAATCGATACCGACAATCGTCCATTTCTTTTTATCGGCGAATGGCACTTCTGTGATGATTTCGCCCGGTTCTTCTCCTTTGACAATATTAATGAAGCGAACTGGCATATCCTTATCGGTTAATACATGCCCGCCCGAAAGGATTTCGACATTAATACGCTGTTTGAATATTTCCTTTAGATTTTTAAACATTGCGATTCCTCCCCTTTTATATGATATGTATGTACGCAAGAAGTCGGAAAAAGTTTCATCAAAAGTATAGCATGGACAGGAAAGACGTTCCATAGAAAATAAAAAAGCCCTGCCAAACGGCAGGGGAAGCAATCAAACAATCACGGCTGGATAGCCTTTCTTTTTCAGTTCTTCTACAAGCTGTTCCGCGTTTTTTCGATCACTGAACGCCCCTACTTGCACGCGGTACAATTTCTTTTCTGCCGCGTTTTCTTTCGGCTGTGGTTTTGCTTTTTTCTTCAATCCAAACGCCCTCTCAAGACCGATGACGTGGCCATATGCGACTTGCAAAAGAAATTGTTCTGATTTGAGTTTTGCTGCATCGTTTGGATTGTCAATGAACAAGTTTTCAGTCAAGATGGCCGGCATGTGTGTTTCGCGCAAAACAGCATAGTTTGCGCGTTTTTTTCCGCGATCACGGACATTTCCAATTGCCTTCATGATTTCTTGGTGAATCACGTTTTGATATGCGATGGTTTTGGCATCGGTTGTATCATTGTAGATGAAGGTTTCAAACCCGGTTCCGCCGCCAGCGTTAATGTGTATGCTGATAAAGTAATCGGCGTTTAATTTATTTGCAATCGCCGCACGTTCTTTCAACTCAAGAAAACGGTCATCGGTACGTGTATAATGCACTTCTACGCCTTCATATTCGCCAAGCATACGCCCGATGTACTTGACAATAGTAAGTGTTAAATCCTTCTCTCTCAAACCATTTCCGACCGCTCCCGCATCCTTTCCACCGTGTCCTGCGTCTAACACAATACGCATTATTTACCCTCTCCTTTATCGGATAGTTGTTCTAATGCCTTCATAATGAAAGGTGGCACTTTTAAACCTAGCTTTCCTAAATTTTCAACAATAGATATTCCTTCTGTTGCGATCAAAAACATTAGCATTGCATCACGCAAGAAACCGTCTTTGTTGCCGGTGATGATGTCAAGCTGATTCGCGACTATGACAAAGGTAATCATACCGACTTTTTTCCCTAAGCCTTTGAAGGCACGTTTAGAGCTGACTTTTTTGTCTTTTGCGCCTGCCATAATTCCTGTGATGTAGTCACATGCCATAAAAATAGCAAAGGCGGCCACGAGGTTATCGAGACCACCTAACAGATAGGCTAATGTGATGGATGCGCCGCCTGTGATTGCTGTCCATAGTGTATCGGTTGATTGTTTCACATTTTATTCCCCTCTCTAAGCATAAAAAATACGCCTTCGGGTTGGCGTTTGTTTGTTTATGTCGCAGTATCGTCCTACTGTGTAATCAAATCCTCTCGTCCCTTTTCAATTAAATAAGCGTCAATCCCTTCTTTTAAATCAGGACGACGCTGGATCACGTAATCGTATGTGTATGCTCCGTCGATGATTCGTTGTGCTAAATATGCTGCCACGTCACATTCCTCCTAACAACAATTCATCAAGGGCTAGTTGAATCACTTCAATATATTCTTTGAGTTCCTTGTTTTCCTGTTGCAACATCTCAATTTCTGTTTTTGGTTTAGGGAATTTTGAATCTTCCTCTACCCATTGGTAAACTTGTTCCATGGTTGGTTTAGGCTCATCGCTATTCCAGTACGCAATATAAATCCCATCTCCATCGTCTTGTAATCGAACATCTTCTGGATTAAGTGTAGGGTACCGCTTTAATATGGATTGTAACATTGATTTTCACCCCTTATTGAATTTTTGCGACTTGCATCAACGCGCCACTCAATGTTTTGGCTGTACCACCACTACTCTGAAGTATATAAAATTCGAGGTAACCGCCGGCAGATAAATCTATTACCGTTGCACCAGATACATACTTTTTAGCGTTTTCATAAGCCACAGTGCCCCAGTATGTTCCATTTTTAAAGACTTTTAAAAAGATGTCTCCTGTTGGCGTGCTTGAGGAGAAGTTAGCGTAAAATCTTACAAAGTAGATTCCAGACTGTATAGCAGTGAATCTATTGTTTGCAAATTCACCTTGTTTATCAATCACTACGTTTGTAAGAGTTACTTTTGTATCAACATCCGACGAAATGTTTTGGGTCCCACTGTTTGTGACATGAACCATTGATTGATTAAAAACCGTAAAAATGCCGTTAGGTGTTACCGTAAACACCGTTTTGTATACACTGCCATCAGATACATTTCTTGATTTTAATGCAAAATCACCGCTAGGCAAATCTTCATTAAACTGAAAATAATACCCATCACCATTGCCGTCATTTATGCCGAACGCTAGAGCATTTCTGATAGCTTTTGAATTCATATTGAGGTCTTGCGTTGCCCCTGTATAAGGAACAACGGTAGCTATTTTTGTATCGGCATATGCTTTCGCATTTGTTTCTGCACTAGTCGCTTGATCATATGCTTGTTTGACAGCATTTGCCGTCGCCGCTTGTGTTGTGCTTGTGCTTGTCAGTGTGTCGTTGAGTTGGACAATGCCAGCCTGTGTGGTGCTGGCGGCTGGTAATTGTGTTGTCGGCACCTTTGCGCCTCCATCGAGAGATGCCACACCGTTTGCCGCCCCTTTTTGGCTCGTTGGAATAGCGTCTGTGATTCCATACCCAGACAGCGTTGTTGGTTTACTTGTGATCTCTGCAAACGTATGTGTATGCCCCGTTGGGCTGGCTCCGACATCGGAAGCAGTCAGCGTGACAGCACCGGTTTTGTTATTTACACTTTGCACACCGCCCGCAAGACTTCCATCTGCGTTTACAACCTTTCCTTCCGCATTTAGCGCAGCATATCCATTCGGCTGCCCTTTTTCTTCTTTGTGCTGTGCGTTGGTAAAAAGAGATTGCAATGCGTTATAGGTTTTGTTGAAAAACCAGTTAAACCAATCGGCTGGAGGTTTTTCGCTTGGTCCCCATCCGCTGTCTTTCTTACTTTGCGGCGGCTCAACGCCTGGTGCGTTCCACTCTGGTAAATTATTTTGGTCAAATGGCATATGTTCCACCTCTCTTAAATCGGTAAATCTGTATCGTTGGAATCAACAAACATTGCTCCTAAATACCCTCCGATCGTTTGGTCAATATCGGAAAATCCTGCTGTATCGCTATACTCGGATTGAGTAGGATGAGAAGAAAAGCTAAATGTCCCCGATAATTCGATGTTTGCTACTCGAACGCCAGCGGCAACGGTTTTTTGTACAATTTGAACGAATTGTTTTGGTGACATCCCGACTTCGTTCAACTTTCGTAACGGAAGTTGAATGAGCCCGATAGCGGCTGGCTCTGGATTGTTTTGGTCGTTGTAGAGTTCCTGTATACGAATTTCTTTAGGGTCTGCATTGACCGCAATCGAAATAACTCGGATAATCGTGTCAATCGTACCGTCAGAAAAGTTTCTTGCCACTTTAGAGCGCAATAAAATCCGATAAATTTCATCCGTTGCCGCTCCGCGCGGTTGTCCGACATTCATGCCTAAATCGTCTAATACGGCACCCTCTGCCTTATCAACATCTCGCCATTCTTCAATACGGTCAAACGTTGTTTTCAGCAAGTCTAACTCATCTGTTAGAATTTTAATGACTTTTCCAATGTTGCTTTGCGGGTCTTTGCGATACACATCTGTCAACCGACTCAACATATCCGTAAAGAAACTCATACGACTTGCACCTCAATGTCTGCATGAGAGATTTGAGCAACTTCGGTAATGTCCGTTGTGACGTTGCTTGTTCCTAGCGTTTGACCCTTCGCACCGACAAGCAATTGCACATCGTCCACGCCATCGACTTTATAGACTTGGTTAATAAGTTTCGAGAATACCACCGCTTCGCCCATGTTCAAACCGGTGTAGAATGTTCCGTCTGCATCTTCGCCGCCAATATACTTGATTAACTCCGTTTTTACTTGTTGAACGCCATCGGAAGGAAAACGGTCATTCTTTTGTATCGTGAGTTGAATCGCAATCGGCACTTCGGTTGCCCAACTGAATCCAATGGTGTGCGGGTAGCCTGCAAGGTCATACACTTGCACTTGTTCCGTTCCGTATGCTTCAATGCCAGCGGCTTTCTTTTGAAAAATCACTTGCGCAATTTCATTCGCATTACCGCCTAACACATAAGTGGATATGCTTTTTGGCGGCCTTCCTGCTGTATCGGGAGTAGATTGTGTGTTTTCGATTACAACAGCGGCACGAACGCCATTAAGTTTTAGGAGTTCTGCTCGAATGGAATCCGTGCTAGTGGAACCTAAACCGGATAAAGTTTGCTGGTACCGTTCTAAAAATTCAGCGTCTGTTTCTCGTTCTCGCCCGCCTGTTGTTGGCGATGGATTGGTCACACTTGTGATGTTTTCATTCGGATTGCTTACAATCGTGATGGTATTCGCGGCAACATTTCCTTTTGTACCGGGTTCTGTACAAACGATGTCACCTGTTCCCACGCCGTTTTCATCGAGCGTAACATCTGCTACCAACTCAAACAAAATTCCCTTGTCGGTTTCAAACAGTGTTCCTTCTTCGACGACAAAACCGGGTGTGCCATGTATTTCAATCGTTCCTTGCGCGTGTTGTTCCTGCAAACGGGTGATACCGAATTCCCATGCTTTTCTATCAAGCTGAATCCCTTCCGCTTTGTGCATGTATCCGCTGTTATAGACTTTTTCCGCCACTTCCCATATAATCGCTAAAAACCATGCGTATAAACGAATGAGGATACCAAGAAACGATTTCTCGCTTAAATTAGTATCCTCACCGAATAGTTCTTTTGCTTTCAAGGTCATATCTTCCACAAGGTCGCTATATCGCTTCCTCTTGAACCCATTTTTATCGAGCAAGTATATTCACCCCTTCCACTTGAAGCGGCTGCCCATCTTCTTTTATGAATGTCGCATCAACCGTAAGCGAACGCCCTTCACGTCTGAAGTATACATTTTCAATTCGTTGTATCCGTTCCTCTTGTGCGATTGCTTCACTAATCGCGTCAATCGCTAACGCTTCATCAAAACGTTTAGTAAGAAGCGGCGAACAATCTAAACCGAAGTCGGTATTTAAAAACCATTCACCTTTGTTCGTTTGAAAAGTGGTTTGAACGGATTGAATGATTTCCTCATCCCCGTCAACCATCACGACATCGCCATTTTCAAACACTAAATCACCGTCAACGATTTTTGGCGCTCTCATTGCAACACCCCCAATACGACTGCGTCTTGCACGCTATGTGTGCGGTGAAATTCGGGGTCAAATGGTTTGTTCGTCAAGTTATCTAGCGCTCGTTCCGCAAAGCCAACCCATACTATGTCACCCGCTCGCAAAAAAGGCGTATACACAAGGTCCTGTTCGACTTGAACCGTTTGTGATACGCCATTGATGATTGCTGTAAAAGGCTGCCCTTTGTTGATTTTGAAACGCTGAAACATGACAGGTACATCTTCAAGCAGTCGATAAGGCTCTTTCGTACCGTCTTTATACACAGTCATAAACAGCAACTGAATATCAGCTCTCTGTTTGTTTTCATCGTATTTCACAACTTTCGCAGGAGCCATCGTGTGAATCGACAATTTAATTTGCCGCGCAAATGCGTCTAAAAACTTTGTATCCTTTGCCATCAGATCACCTCAAATTCGGTGATAAAGTCGTTTCCATCCGCTTTGTGTTCACCTTTTCGAACACGGTATTTACCTTTAGCGGTATTGCTGTTGATTTCAATAATACTTGCTGTCGTGATGCGGTGTTGAAGCAAACATTTTACCTTATATCCGCGCACGCCTTCTTCCTCAAACGGTTCAGGACTTTCGATTAACCCAGTATCACTCCTTAAAATAAACCGCTCGTCTGTTCCTTCTTTGATGCTTCGTATGACCATTTGTCCACTACGATAGTACATGGAAGCGCCGCAATCTTTGACGATCTCTTCAAGGTGATTGAGGATAAGCCCTGTCACAGAATAACCGTTTTTGTATGTGATATCCTTTGGTAACTTCATATAAGCTAATTTGATACCAAGAATACTGCACAATCGCTTAATGATGACAGACGCTTTTGTTCCTTTCTTGAACGTGATTTTGTTGCTCTTTTTGTCCGTGGCGTTTTTTGTATCAACCTTAATTCGTGAATAGTCGTCACCTTCAATCACTTGAATCGTCGTGATTTTATCCACGCCTTCACGTTTGGTTATCACGCTTGTGATTTTTCCTTTTGCGATCACACCCACATCACCACGATAGCCAGCTTCGATTGTGCATGTTTCACCACGTTTAATACGGTTGATTGTGTCGTTAGAAAGGTTGAAAATCTCCACTTTTGACACGTTCGGTTTTGGATCATCATCAAACGGAACGGAAAAGCGAATCTCTAGTTCATCATTCGTAAACGTCATATTGCCGATTTTAACTCGTTTCACACGACCAAATAGCTTATCACTCACCGTCATTCACCACCAAAAACACCGTCACGCCAAAGTTATCCCATGTCACACGACTTTCCTTGCCCGACAAGTCAGTCGCAATGATTTGTGGAGCAGGAAAACGACTGTCCTCAACATCTTGAAAAAGCGGTTGATTGTACATAATTTTTTCACCAAGCACAAGCGGCTCGTCGTTTTTGTAAAGGTCAATCGTAAAAAAGTCGCCTGTTTCGTTGTAATTAATCTCAAGCGAGAACAGTTCTATTCCTAACTCAATATCAAACCGTTCTGGCAGGTTGTTTTTATCTATTTCGATCACTTTCATCTTGTTCACCTACTTCTACTTCACGCGCAACTTAACGCCGATTGGTATTTTGGTATCGGGGTATTTGTTCCACTCTCGTAACTGATTGACGGATGTGCCGTATTTTTTGGATAATCCCCAATAGGTATCACCTTTTTTGACAACGTGATAAACAGCGGTATTTTGTTTTTTTGGTGTCGGTTGTTTTTGCCCTGCGTTTGATACCTTTTTCAATTGTGCGGTTTTAACAGCGGCTTTTGCATAAGGTGTCATTGCGACACGAATCTGTTTAAGTGTGATGGATACCATGACACCGTTTTTTGCGCTTGCGTCTGCGCTTGGAGAGATGTTCTCGATGACCACGTTTCGCATAATGAAGCGGCCAGCATAGTTCATCATTTCCCCTTTATACATACTGTTCTTCAATTGATCGAGTGTTTTTTGATAATCCTCTCCGCTCAAAAACACTTCGATCTGCAACGACTCTGGTTCTGGCTGTACATGGTCAGTCATAGCAATTCCCTTTTCGACAGGATAGGAGGTGGTCTGTACGCTAAATTGCGGCGATTCACTTAACACAAACAAATTGTAGCTTCCTAACTTCGCCATCAGCGCACCACCCCCGTTGAATAAATATCCATGAACATCTGCCACATTTCCTCTAATTTACGATTAACAGCCGCTTCTAAACTTCCTGCCGTTTTTATGTCTGTTGCTGTAACGTGAATATCAACCTTTGGTGAGAACACGACCGAACCGCCTGCCGCTTTTGGTGAAGAACTTGGCGCTGTACCTAACGGATTGATTTTCGGCGTATATCCCGAACGGTCAAGGATTCCTGCTTGCTCTAATGCTCTCGCTTGGTCGGCACGTAAAATTGTTTCATCCTTATGTGCTCGCATTAAGTAATTGTCGTAGGGAACTTTCGAAAGTCCCGTTGCGTGTCCGGGCACTTGGATTAAACCTTTACCGCCCATCCATTTCGGTAAACCGATTTTTGGCATTTTGAAGTTTTTCAACGCACCGACAAAGTTATCCCACTTCTCTTTTGCGCTTCGTAAAAACTCAAGAAGCGGTGAAAAGAAATTGGAGACTTTGGTCTTTGCGCTTTCCATTGCCTCTGAAATCTTGGTTTTCACGTTGCCCCACGCTTCTGCGGTACTCTGCTTAATCCCAGCCCATTTTTCCTTCATAGAAGCCCACAATTCACCGGCTTTCGCTTTGATGGTGTCCCAATTCCGATAAAGAAGAACTCCAATTGCAATGAGAGCCGCAATCCCTGCCGCTACCCATGTCATCGGGTTAGCAAGCATAGCGGTGTTTAATCCCCATTGGGCAATGGTTGCCATGAGTGTGCCAGCACGATAAGCGGCAATGAGTTGATTAATTGTGCCGATAATGGTCATTCCTAGCATGATACCTTTGAATGTGAGAAAAGCTGTACCGAGACCGATAACCGTTTCTTTAATCGGACCCCAATTGTCACGAATCGTGCTAGCAAAACCAGCCGCTTTTTCTGCGATGCTATCAAAGGTCGGCATTACATTAACAGAAATATAATCCGTCAACGATTGAAGTCCTTTTAACACTTCTGAACCAAGCGGAGCGAGTGCTTTGACTAAACCAACACCAATGTCCCAAATGTTACTCAACGTATCCGCTAAAATCGGGCCATTTTCTTTCGCATATTCAACGAATTTTTGAAAGCCTGTTGATTGACTTAATCCTGCCGACCATTCCTCAAAACGTTGTGTTATACGTACTAACCATTCTTCTACACTAGCCCCAAGCGGAGCGAAGGCGCTAAACATGTTCGTGATACCTAAAAAAGTGTTTCCGAAGATATGAGCAAAGTTATACAGACTTTCTGCCGCGTTTGTTTCTAACCAAGTGAAGAAACGTTGCATTGCTGGACTGTCTAACGACTTATTAAACTCATCGGTTAATTCGACAAACACACCCGCAACGTTTTGAATCGTCGGTTGTAAACCTGTCAAAACTCCTTGTAAGCCTTTTAAGCTGTTTGCGAATGTCTGAAAAATAGGCTTTTCAAACTGTTTAACAAAGCCGCCCCAAAAAGTTTTAAACGATTGTAGCGCTGTTAATGCGTTTTGTTGCTCTTGGTTCATATCTGCGTATATTGCCGCTAACTCTTTCTGCGCTTTGATTCGCTCTTTGGCTGAATCGGCTTTTTCGATTTTCTCTTGCAGTTTCGCAATTTCTTCTTGTGTTTCAAAGATATTCGTTAGCGCACCAACAGCAACAGCACCAAACGCCGCCGCTCCGATTCCTGCCGCTCCGAACGATGCGACTAATGCGCCAATCCCTGCAAGTAATGGAGCGGAAGCGGCAACTCCTCCGCTAAATGCGGCAGTTAAGGCAGTGCC